CTTTATTCTTGAGTGGAACAAATACAAAAAATCGCAATGATGCTTTATTAACGGTTCCTGATCATGTTATAAAATTAATGATAGACTTAGCAGTGTTTGATAATCCTAATCAATACTATTTGTTCAGTAAAGATTTTCGACCAGGCTTAGAACGAAAGAGCGAAAAGTCATTTAGGGACTATTGGCATCATCATATACGAAAAAATTTGAATTTGCCTGAATGTTATAAATTTTATAGCCTAAAAGACACGGGTATAACGAATATGCTACGTGCAAACACGGATATTATAAGCGTAAGAGATCAAGCGCGACATTCGTCTATCCTTATTACAGATATATACACACCAAAAGATATTCAGAGTGCTAATCATCTGTTATTAAATTATAGGGGGACTTTATAACTCTCCTTTAGTGATGTGTCATATTTAATGTTGATGATTATAAAATTACTGATGGTTGGAAAGACCAGAAAAACTGCATTAAACCTCTTAGTAAATATCAGGGCTGATATTTACTAAGAGGAAGGATATTCTTAGAGATAAATTTTGTCATATTCTCATTCGCTTTATATAGAGCAACGGACTCGTCAGGAACGTATAAGGCTATAGCGTCCACAAAGACATTGTAACTGAATATTTTTGGAGGGTTCTTTGCTCTACATATTACAATACCATTATTTTTTCGCATATCATGACTTAGCCACATCTGCCCTAAATCCTTTATCGTAGATGGAAAGTCAACTAATTTTATTTTTGATGAATTGCGAATAAGATTATCATTACATATTTCTAATCCCTCCCAAAATTTAGCCTCTATTAATTCGGGGCAAGACATAAAGGCATTATTCAAATATCTTACTCCTGTAAAATATCGAAAGTCATTCAAGTTGATTAGATTCTTGTTATTTGCGAATTTAGTCCCAATAGAACTAACAGCTGCAGCTTCTTCCAATGATAGCTCTCCATCACCGTCTTTATCCCAGTTTTCGATACAAATACGCTTAACTTCTGCATCTTCGAAACGAATCCACCACTTAGCGATGTTCAACTTGAGTTTTGGATAGTGCACCATGAGAGCGTCGTAGGTGTCACGATAGGCACCCGTGGTAAGGTTTATCGTGCCGTCGAGCACGGGATAAGGGTCGTTGCCATATTGACCTTCTGCGTCGATACCTTGATATGTACCGTCTACAAGTTGGGAGAGTTTATCAAATGTGCGTCCGTCCGTGAATGTTTCATTGAAGCCCACACAACGCACGTAGCGCAGGGAGTGAGGAACTTGTCCTACCTGAGCATCCATGATGTCGATGAGTTTCTTGACAGGCTGGAGGTTGTCACAGCCACTCACGAAGTAGCTCATTACGTTAGGTGCGCACGCTTCTGTGTTACACTTCTCATTGGTGAGCTTGTCGAGGTTTTTCAGCTCGACGTATGAAGTTGTAGCAGGATAATCTACTTCTTCCAGCGCACCACCATCAGCGAAGTGTGCTTCTGTAAGTGATGAGCCACCAGCAAGGAACTTACGCAATCGGTAGTTAGCACGCATATCGAGCGAACCTCCGAGCGTAAATATATTCTGAACATCAATATCTTCCAACGACGTGGTATTACCGAGCGTAAGCGAAGAAATAAGTATCTTTACCTTTTGCTCGTCTTCATCACCGAGTTTCAATCGCTTGAGTCGCTTTCCAATGATAGAGAGCGCACCATTGATGACATATGATGACCAATCGCCTATATCGAGCAGGTAGTCTGCCGACTTAACTGATAGCTGCTGGTCAGACGTACCGTTAATGTCAACGACTATTTCGCAAGGCTTACCTGCATCTGTACGAGCACCACGCATAATCGTAGTACCGTATGCAATCGTAGGATATAACTTCATAGCAGGTGTCAAGCGTAACGTGATTGAGTTTGTTGTAGCATCAGCCTGCGCAGATGTACGCACGGTAATTGCACCTTCAGCTGTCTTGGCATCATAATCGCCAAAGCTGTACTTGCTCATCAAGTACTGAATACGCTTCTTCACCCACGCTACTTCAGGCGACTTTCCATCACCAAGCGACTGCCCCAGAGGGTCTGTATCGTTCGTGTATGTACCTTGCAGCATGGCAAGCTTCATCTTCTCGTACAACTTGCCATCCTCATTGTATAGCATAGAGGAATAGTTATCAATCACAGAAAAGTAATACTTATTGAAGAACGCGAATAACTTCTGCTGGTGTGAACCCTTCTGCAATCCGCCCAGTTCTTCTATCTTCGCAAGCATTCTTCTCATCATTGCTGCACGCTCCTCTGGGTATGCTTGCTCCATCAAGTTCCATAGTACGGACTTTTCTCCGTTCCAAACAGGAGTACCGTCCTCGTAGGTGTCGTGATATTCTACATGGTAAGGCTTTTTCATCAAACCTTGATTGATGACCGTCAAGATTGTATCAAGGTCATCTTGTCTGAATTTCCATTTACTTGCCATATCTATTCTGCATTGAAATTATACGGATATATGTTCTTTGCGCAGTTATCGGTCGCTGCCACCGCTTCAACATATAGTTGATGATATAAGGTGTCGCTGATGTCCCAGTACTGTGGCTGCTCTGCACGGAACTTCTGAATACGTGCTGCCTTGAATAACTCATTGAGCTGGGCTGCATCACCAATGGTACTGAACGTTGCTTCGGTTAAACCATACTTGTCGCCAACTAACTGCTGACGAAGATTAACCACCGACACACCGCTATCGAGTGTTGAAGGGCAGAACTTCTTATACAAACTATCGTAATAGTATAGGTTGTATTGGTTTGGGTCGCCCTGCTTTGCAATCCAATACTCGATATGCGTTGAATGTGGGTCAGCGTTCAGTTCTTCAAGTGTGCCATTGAAAGGCTCAATAAATGTATTACACTGATATACGATGTTGTATGCAGGGATATACGACTCAATGAGTTGTTCTGCACGCTGACGAGTCTCATTGTCTGCTGTTGACTTATCATCAGCTGGGAGGTCAGCATAATCCAAGTCCCAGCAATTCTCCCACGATAACTCGCTGACTTGGTACTGATAGGCTTCCTCCTCCGTGTTGTAGCGGATACGCCTTTTATCCCAAGGCACTTGAAACAGAGTAAGGCGTGGCGAGTTATCAGAGCCTTCAATAGACAGGAGGTCGGGAAAAAGATCCTTATCATAACCGAACGTAGCTGCGTCGCCCTTGTCTGGTCCGACGGTAAAGAGACCGACAAACTTATACGTCACAGTTCCGTCATCTGCTGTCTGTTTCTCGAAGCCTACGAATGTCTCTTGATAGATTGATACACGAGCTTCGCTATTCTGCTCGACACCTTCATTGGTCAAGCCAACCGCTTTCCATAAGTCGGTAAACGAGTTCACACTGCCCATCTTGTGATATTGCATAGAAGAAGCGATATTCTTCTTGGCCGTTATCTTTGATATCTTCGGCAGGTTTTTGAACAGCTCAAACGTCTTGGTGGCCGTCTGCCCGTCCTCATATACGACGGTCGTGTCCTTGCCCACCTTTGCCTTCCAGTTCCAGAGGTAATAGAGCATGGATGATGTTCCCTGCCCCTGCAGCTGAAGGTTGGTAATCGTGAGGCGGTTAAGGTTCGTATTGCCGTCTTTAGGGTATATCTCGAGCGTGCCCTTTGGACGATACGACTTGCCGTATTCGTATCCCGGCATGGGCTTGTCAAAGGTGAAGACGTTCACCTTGCCACGGACCTTGTCGAAGTCGACCGTGGTACCGAGCGTGTCGTATATGTCGTTATCCAGCTTCTCTGTGCTTTTTTCACCGATAGTTGCGAGCGCATTAATGTAGTCCTGGTGTACGTTGGCAGCGTCCATAGCACTGTCGTAGATACGCACAGAATAGAGGTCTACATCTGCCTTATCCGAGCCTATAACGATACCGCCACCAGTACCTATCTGCATAGAGTCAGTAAGCAAGTAAGCGAACTTGCGGGCTTCCACGCCGTCAATGTAGAGATAGACAAGATTCAAGTAGTACGTATTGCCATTCAAGACGTAGGTGTACTTCTTAGGAGAGATAACGAGTGCCAGGCGAATGCGTACACCATCATCAGTACTCATCGCTTGTACGTCAGCGTTACGCTCACTACGGGTTGCGAACATAATAGAAGAAGGCTTTACCTTCAATCCGATATAACCCTTCTGGTACGGCATTGCGATAGAGATACACTCTGAATCGTAATCAGACGTGTTATTAATCTGATAATCAATCTCAATCGTCTTACCTGATTGCGCAGCTTCCTTGGCGAAAGGCTTATAATCAATCGTCAATCGAGAACCAGCAAGTAAACGCAATGTACGTGCGCCCTCATCATCTATTACCCAACCATCACGAGAGAAAGCCACGTTCTGCCACTCTGCACCGATATGCTCGGAGTTGATGAGATTGCGGAGGACGTTGCGGTCAGTATCGGTGTTGTTTCTATTCTTTGCATTCAGATAGAACACCGCTCCAGCAGTAGCAGAGTAACCTTGTGAATTGTCCACAGGGAAAGGAATTGCATCACGCAAGCGCACCTCATCAGTAGGGTGAGTTCTGAATCCGATTAACGCAGTAAAATCGGAGTTATCAATGGTTTCGACCTCAAGAGATAAGGTATATTGCATCTTGGTTTGTGTCAAAGTATTCTCAGACACATTCTCTTGCAATACCTCGTTATCTTTCTTCATCAAGATTGACAGTGGTGTCGTAACAGCCTTGCCGTCATATACAGCATATTCCAACACCTTGTTTTCATACCAGTTAAGCAGCTTTTCTGCTTTGTTGTTTACAACAACCATCTTCACAGCCTCGTTATTAGCCACCGCCATAAAGTCGTAGCCTACTGGTGTTGTCTGCACTGTGTTGTCTTCATTCGACAACCACGCAGATAGATGGAAGATACCAGTCTTATTGGGGAAAGGAATTGTGTAAGCTACAGGTGATGATGTATAGGTAGCCGTGCCGAACTGGCGCTCATACGTCTGTTCATACCCTTCGCCCGTAATCTTCACGTGCAGCGTCTTCGAGATGTTGCCGCTGATGTAACAGGGCAGAACGATATCACCCATATAGGCTTTCCACCAGTTAAACTCTGAAATAGACAGGAAGAGTGCTGACAGTGTAACGGAATAAACAAGTGCAGGAGAAGTCTGACCTGTAACTTCACCTGTAATTTTAACCATGATATTGTTCTGTCCTGATTCGAGGAACTTGAATACATCAACAGTTGTTGCTGTATTGCTTTGACATCGTCCACGAGCTTTAGAAACAAAAGTTCCATCTCCAGCTTTTGCAAAGATCTCGTATGTACCCCATTCTCCAGTGTCCTGATAGTCGGTTTGTCCGACATCGCGAGTTCGAGAAATGAACATAAATCGGACAGGACATTCGCCTGCCGACTTTGAAGCAGATAGTGTCGTAGATGGTGATAGATTAGCTGCACGTAGATAATAGAGTATAGACTGCTGCTGTCCACCACTACTTTGCCCAATGCCGAGTTCGGAAAGTTTCATTGGTACCCATTGGTCGCCACTCCATACGAGTACACAAGTCTCCGATGCAAGATCATCAGCTTCGGTATTCACGTTGGATAATTGACCGAGTGTAGGGCGATTCTTTACCACTACCTTCTTGATGCGCTCCTCTTCGGTGTTCTGCGCGTCAATCAGTTCGTTCACCTTCTCGGGTATCTTGTTGAACTCGTCAGCGGTCAGCCGACCACCCGTGTTCTTATGTTCAATATAGAGCTTTTCGATAGCCATAATTAATAGATATTAAAGTTTGAAAGGAAAAGTATAGGTGAAACGATCGTTCCCATCAATGTGTATGCCATGTGTTAATGAAAGAGCATGACAGATAATATCTTGAAAATACTTTGGATATTCTCTCCCAAGTTTTGCACTGGCAGAATCCTCCACCATTCGTATTTTAGCAAGTTGGTAACGATTGTTATTGTCCAGCCCGCTTTGTGCAATCCTAAATTTAATATATGGGAGTTTATTCATTTATTATCTCGTCTAATATAGGATTGAGTGCGATTTGCACAATTGCCGTAAAATTTTGTTTGACAACAGCTTTTACAGCTACTGCAGTTTCTTTGTCTAAATTTGCACAACCTGTTTTGTAAACGTCAAGAGCTGCGCTTACGGCAGCAATACTATTCGTGTTATAATAAAGCACTTGAGCTATGTCAGAAGCTATATCTACCATTTGCAAAGAGCCGTCAATACCCTTTATTTCTACCTTTTTAAAATTAATTGTTTTC